ATATAACCAGCGCCGTAACGACGATGCTTTTGGGACCTTCATGCGGGGGTGCTTCGCATGAACACGCTCTACTACGGCGATTGCCTCTCCGTGATGCAGAACATGAAGATGGGGAGCGTGGACCTGGTCTACTTGGACCCCCCCTTCAATTCGAACCGCGACTACAACGCCATCTACACGGACGAAACGGGCCGGCCGCTTCCCGACCAGATCGAGGCCTTCAACGACCTTTGGGAACTGTCGGAGGAGCGCCAGAGGGCTATCCGCATGATGCCCGTCCTGATGCGGGACTACGGCGTTGATGACGACATTGTGGAGTTCTGGAAGATCTGGATGAATGCGCTGCGCAACACGCAGCCGCGCCTTCTGGCTTACCTGTCCTACATGACGGAGCGACTCTTGCCGCTTCGGTCGCTCTTGAAGCCAACCGGCTCAATATACCTGCACTGCGACCCGACCGCCTCCCACTACATCAAGGTGATGATGGACGGCATCTTCGGCCACGCAAACTTTAGAAACGAAATCTACTGGTATTACTACAACAAAATGCATGACAGCCGTAAGAAGCTGTTCCCAAAGGCGACCGATAGTATCCTGTTTTATGTAAAAGACCACAAGGCAGACTTTACGTTCAACCAAATCAAGGAGCAGCGCGACGAGCCGGTGCGCCAGCTTATGCGGGTCAAGCGGGACGGCAAGATCGTAAACGCCCGCGATGAGAACGGAAAGTTGATGTATCAAGTGAAGACGGACAAGACCGTCGATAACGTCTGGCGTATACCGGCCTTGCAGCCCGCCTCGACTGAAAAGCTGGGCTATCCGACGCAGAAGCCGGTGCGGTTGCTGGAGCGTATCATTGAGGCCTCCACCAAGGAAGGCGACGTGGTGTTCGATCCATTCTGCGGGTGCGCGACAACCATTGAGGCTGCTCACAAGCTGAAACGCCAATGGATAGGGATCGACATTGCAATTCATGCCATCAAGCGTGTGGCGAAGGTCCGTTTGGAGGACCGTCTTGGGCTGAAGGAGGGAGTGGACTTCGTCGTTGAGGGCGTGCCGCACACGCTGGAGGGAGCCCAAGACCTGTGGGAGCGAGACAAGCATCACTTCCAAAAGTGGGCCATTGAGCAGATCGACGGCTTCGTTACGTCTCGAAAGACGGCGGATGGCGGCATCGATGGTCGGCTCTATTTCTCGCTTCCCAACGAGAAAGACCTTCAGAGCATGGTCCTAGAGGTGAAGGGCGGGAAAAACGTTAATGTGAACGTGGTTCGGGACTTGCGCGGTGTGCTTGAGCGCGATCAAGCGCTCATGGCCGGGCTCATCGTCATGGACGATCTGGGCGAGCGGAAGACCCGAAACTTCCGTCAGGAGATGGGCGAGGCTGGCGATCTGGACGTGAACGGCGTCCAGTATCCCCGGATGCAGTTGTTAACGGTGCCGGAAATCCTCGCCGGAAGGCGCTTCCTCACACCCTCGGTGGCCCATGCTGCCACTCGGCTAGCCCATTAAGCCCATATCTACTTATTCCGTTACCGGATGGCCGGTGAGTGGTTCGACATCGACCCTTACGAGGCCGTCGATCTGGTCCGCGCCGTGGTCTCCCAGAGGAGCTGCTGAGCGCCACGTTTCTCGAATTGTGTCTGCTCGCCCCTCGGGGTTGAGCCTCAAGACCCTGGCCCCGCCGAAGCCCTACGCCTGTCGTGGGAGGCTCAAGTAGGCGGGGCCGGGGCGGCTCACCGCTTTTTCAACCGCGACCCATAGGCCGGGCGATCAGCCCCAACGGGAAGCGAGACCTTCACCTTCTCCGGCGCATCCAGGCCTCGGCGCAAAAGCGCGATCAGCGCAGCGTTCCGCGCCAGCCCTCGCGATGAACCCCAGGCCTCGACAGCCTCCAGAAGATCGGCGGGCGGCCTGAACGAAACCGGCGATGTCTTCGGCTGGGTCATGGGGATGTAATACATCCCTGCCGCCAGGATCGCCACTCAGGAGACCGGCCATGCCCGACGAGGAAGAGGACGACCTGGACGCCTTCTTGGCCGCCATCGACGAGGCCCTCACCGAACAGTTCGGCCCCGACCACCAGGCGATCCTTTCGAGCGCCGGGACGTCGTTCTCGCACTTCGACTGGTAGCCACCCCCCTTCGCCCCCAGCGGCGCCCGAACACCCGTTCCCATGCTGAACCGCGGCCAAGGCTGCGGGGCGAAACCTCTAGACCGAGGGAGGTCACATGCCGGCCCTCAAGAACGCCCGCCATGAGCGCTTCGCCCAGGAGTTGGCGAAGGGCGAAACGGCTGACGCCGCCTACGTCGCCGCCGGCTTCAAGGCCAATCGCGGCAATGCTGCCCGCCTGAAAGCAAATGAAAGCGTCGAGGCGCGGGTTGCGGAGATTAAAGGTCGCGCCGCGATCCGCGTTGAAATCACCGTCGCCGGCATCACCGAGCGACTGTTGAAGATCGCCGAGAAGGCTGAGGGCAAGAACGAGGCTGCGATGCTTCAGGTCGCCCGCGCGAGCCTGATGGACGCCGCCAAGCTCAATGGCCTGGTGATCGACAAGGGCGAGAGAACCGACACGTCGACCGTCACCGTCCAGTACGTCACGGCCAAGTCCGGCCCGCCGCCCAAGCCGAGCGACGAGGACTACGAGACGGCCGAATGATCTACGAGCCGATCCCGGCCTTTCGGTTCCTGACCGAGACGCCGCTGGGCTCCTACCGCTACCGGGCGGCGTTCGGAGGTCGGGGCTCGGCCAAGTCTTGGGAGTTCGTCAACGCGGCGATCTTCCATGCCGTGACAACCCCGAAGCTGCGCGTGGTCTTCCTGCGCGAGATCATGGCGAACCTGAAGGAGTCGTCGCTGGAGCTGGTGAGGAACCGGCTTGAGCACTACGGCCTGCTGAACACCTACTTCCGCGAGGTCGACGGCGCCTTCATCGGCCGCGGCGGCCAGAAGATCATGTTCATCGGCCTGTGGAAGGGGAACAAGCCGGAGGGGATCAAGTCCCTGGAAGGCGCTGGTCTGACGATCCTGGAGGAGGCGCAGGAGGTGCGCCAGGCCTCGATGGACGTCCTGCTACCGACCATCCTGCGGACGCCGATCTCGGAATTGTGGGCGATCTGGAACCCCAGGCTCGCGACTGACCCCATCGACGTTTTCTTCCGCGGCCCGGTGAAGCCCAAGCGGGCCATCGTCCGCAAGATCAACCACGATCAGAACCCGTTCTTCCCCGAGGCCCTCCGCGAGCTGATGGAGCTCGACTTCGCCAAGGACCGTCTGCGGGCGATCTGGATCTGGCTTGGCGGCTACATGCCGTCTGTCCGGGGCGCGATCTGGAACCGCGATGGCCTTGACCGGGCGTGGCACATGGGCCGGCTGGCAGAGGATGGCTGGGGCCGCGTCGTGGTCGGCGTTGACCCGTCCGGCGGGGGTGACGACGTCGGCATCGTGGCCGCGGCCGAGTACGCCGACGGCTTCATCGTCCTTGAAGATGCGACCTGCCCGGCGTCCAGTCCGTTCGCTTGGGCCACGGCCGTCGCCAAGTGCGTCGAGAGATGGCGCGCCGATTGCGTGGTCGCAGAAAAGAACTTCGGCGGCGACATGGTCGAGAGCACGCTGCGCAGCGCCGATGTGAAGGCCCGCGTCGTCATGGTCACCGCCAGCCGGGGCAAGCAAGTCCGCGCCGAGCCCGTCGCCGCCCTTTACGACCAGAACCGGGCCCGCCATCGCGAGCAGTTCCCGCTGATGGAAGCCGAGATGCTGATGACCACCCCGGCCGGTTATCAGGGCGAGGAGAGCCCGAACCGGATGGATGCGCTGGTCTGGGCGGTGACCGAGCTGAAGCTGGAAGCCAAGGCGAACGTCGCCATGATCCTCAGGAGGCGCCAGTGACCAAGACGAACGTGCTGCGCCTCGTGGCGAATGCGGCGACCCGGTTCCGCGATCCGACTTTCCTGTCCTGGTTTGGCCTGGGCTCGACGAAGCACAACCACTATCAGGACTTCGGCTTTCCCGAGGCGGTTCAGTTCGCCCAGTTCTTCCACGCCTACACGCGCAACGGCTTGGCCCGGGCGGGCGTAGACAAGACCGTCGCCAAGACCTGGGAGGACAATCCCTGGCTCCTGGAGAAGGAGCGGGACGGCTCGCAGGGGCAGACGAGCGACGAAACCCCGCTTGAGCGCGAGATCAGGCGGCGGTTCGACGACCTGCGCCTCTGGCAGCACTTGGCCGAAGCCGACCGGCGCGGCCTCGTCGGGGCCTATGGCGGCGTCATACTGCGGTTCGCGGACGACCAGCCGTTCGAACAGCCCGTCACGCGCGTCCCGGGCGGCCTCGACGGCCTTGTTGAGGTGATCCCGGCTTGGCAGGGGCAGCTTACCGTTTCGTCCTGGGTGGAAGACCAGCGGGCGCCGGACTACGGCCGCCCAGCGATGTTTCAGTTCAACGAGTCCGCCGTCGGCAACCCGCAAGGGCAGGTCCGGTCCTTCAACGTCCATCCAGATCGCGTGCTGGTGTGGTCCCGCGACGGAACGGTGCATGGCCGATCGTTCCTGGAGCCCGGCTTCAACGACCTCCTGACCATGGAGAAGATCGTCGGCGCCGGCGGCGAGGGCTTCTGGAAGAACGCCAAATCGGCGCCGATCCTGGAGATCGACAAAGAGGCCAGCCTGGAGCAGATGGCCAAGAACATGGGCCGCAAGCCGGATGAAGTCCGGGAGGTCATGGAGGAACAGGTCGCCGAGTGGCAGCGCGGTTTCGACCAGCTGCTCATGCTCCAGGGCATGCAGGCCAAGACGCTCGGTGTCACGCTGCCATCGCCCGAGCACTTCTTCGCGATCGCCCTGCAGTCCTTCGCGGCCTCGGTCCAGTGCCCGCTGAAGATTTTGATCGGGTCGCAGACAGGCGAGCGCGCCAGCACTGAAGACGCTGAGGAATGGGCCAAGGTCAACATGGCCCGCCGCCGAGGCATCGCGGTTCCGAACATTCGCGAGATGGTCGCCCGGTTCGTCCGGTTCGGCATCCTCCCGGAGCGGGACTGGTTCGTCGACTGGGCCGACCTGACCGAGTCCTCGATGGCCGACAAGATCGCCCG